AGGGCGTGGCAATGGGGATGGCCTCCCCGGTTACGTCCCGGCCGTCCGCGTCCGCCCCTGCTGGTACTCACGACTCGTCGTCGTCTTCATCGCGATGACGGGGGCACCGAACCTCACCGGCTCTGGTGACCCCATCCCATGTCTTGCGGCGGCACACCTTGCCCTCGCCGTACTGCTGCCCACACGACAGCACCGGCCAGGCATCGGGTTCCGCCAGTTCCACCGCCCTGAGTCCGTGCTGACGGTGGTAGTCGAGCGTCCAGTGCATCGCCTCCGTAGGCGCCGCGCCGTTCGCGTCCGTCACGCTGGCACGGATGCCACGCCTGAGCTCGGGCGAGACTCCGCCGATGCTCATGCGCCCCTGTATCCGCACCATCACGCGGGCTGCGTTCTTGAAGTGCTTGGAGCCGCCGAGCCGGTAGGAGTTCTCGTGCCCGGTGTGGCCCAGCCAGTTCACCGACGCGCCGAATCCCGCCATCGAATCGATCAGCAGCGTCGCGGTGGCGTTGTCGTTGAGGTTCATGCCCTGCGCGAGCCGCGAGAGCGAGTCCACGAAGATGTGCTTCGCCTTCGTCTCGTGCAGCGCCTTCTCCACCCGCGCCGGCAAGTCCGTCGCACTCATCCCCCGCGCGTGGATCGTGAACATCGGCGTCTCGCGATCGATGCCGAGCGCCTCGTTCACGTTGCCGATCTGCCGTGAGTGCTCCTCGGGCGATTCCTCGGCGTTGATCCAGATGCTCGGCTCCTGCGCGGTGATCGGGATGATGTGATCGAGCCCATGCGTCAGTGACTGGCACGTGAGCCGGTACAGCGTGCTCTTGCCTGCCTTCGCGTCCCCGAACCCGATCAGCGTGGAGCCCGCCATCACGAGCCCCGGCACCGACCACGGTGGCGCGGACGGCGTTCGGTCGCCCTTCACCCACCCGCCCGAGGTAGGCCCGATCCACGCGTTCCACAACGTCCGTGACCAGATGGCGAAGTCGTACTCGAACTCATCCTGCTGGTACGCCTGACGCAGCGCGGGATCATCGATGCGGCCTGGTGTCTTCGTGGTGCCGTAGAGCTTGTTCGCGAAGTCGTGGCGGTCCTTGCCCGAGTCGCCGTTCACCGTGTCCGACCACACGAGCGTCGATGTGGACTGCCCGTTGCCGTTCTTCTTCGCGATGAATAGCGCGATCCTCGCGTGCACCCCGTCCGGGTTGAAGCGCCCGCCGAGCCGTACCTGGTCGGCCCGCAGCACGAGCGTCAATTCCCCCACCGCCTTGCGCGCGTCAATCCGCCCGCGTTCGACTGTGCCAAACGTGAAGGTCATACGGCCTCAAGATCGTTGTGATCGGTGCGTAGGTGGCGCGGCACGATCGCGAGCCGTCTGCGCCCTGTGAAGGCCTCACGCACGCTCTCCTGCGCCTCAGCCACGACCGCGCGCCGTGCAGCCCATTCAGCCACCACGCCCGCGTTGGCGAGCATGCAGCCGCGCGTTGCGAAGTCCATCGCGGTCCACGTCATATCGACCAGCGCAGGCGCTCCGCCCACGTCGTCGAGCGTGCCTTCCGCGTCCATGAGGTAAGCGACGGCGGGCACCGTGGGCTCCGTGCCGGCGGATGCGAGCGCGACCGCGGCTTGGAACACCTGCCCGCATGAGTGGTAGTAGAACTGCGCCCCCGTGATGACCCTGCCGACCTCGACGACTGCTTCACGGGAGACGAGCATCGCCCCGCCCGCGATCTGCTGCTCGGCCCACAGCAGGTATTCGGGCATGCCGTCAGCGGTTCTTCTCTCGGCCGTCACAGCGACAGAACCTCTTGCCGCAACCGATCGACCGCTACCTTGCAGTAGTCCTCGTTGATCTCCGACGCGATGACGATGCGCCCGAGTTCCTGCGCAGCCCGCAGCGTCGTTCCGGACCCCGCGAACGGCTCCAGTACGACATCACCGGGCATCGAGAAGAACCGCACTAAGCGGCGCATCAGTTCGATAGGCTTCTGCGAGGGGTGACCGACACCTTCGGTCATCTTGCGGTGGATCCGCGACACTTCAATACAGTCCGGAAGGCGCGACCACTCGCCCTTCTTCGACGGAGCATCAGGACGCTGGATCCAGAACCACGTCTCGAAGCGCCGAGCCATGCCGTTCCCCGACGCGCCAGCACCGTTCGGCTTGTACCAAATGCCGAAGTGCTTAATCTCCCACCCACCGAGCGTCACGAGATCGTCAAGCTTCTGGATGCGCCCCCACGATCCACTCCAAAAGATCAGCCCATGACCGCTACGGATACGTGCGAGTTGCAGCGTCTCGACGAGCAGTGCGTCGGCCTCGTCTGCTGTCAACCCTTTCGCGTCCTCGTCCTCGGTGTAGTTCATGCCGACGCCATAATCCGGATCGGTGATCAGTACGTCCGCCTCGACGAATGGCAGGACATCTCGTGCGGGCGCGTGGTAGAGCGTTACCCCGCCGCGGTCGTAGTAGGGCGTGATGCTCACCACGGCCTCCAGGCACAGAGCGAGCACACGTCAACCTTGAGCGGCGCTCCGGTCCCGCGTAGGTACACCGTGCGCACGAATGCGTCGGCTTCACAAACCTCGCACGTACCGGGCTTCTGGCCCTGCACTAGAGCAACCGCTTCAAGTAGCGCGGCTTCTTGCCGTACCCGGGGCCGAGAGGCCGCTTTAGCGGGAAGCGCTGACGCTCGATCTCGATCGCGGTTTCGTTGAGAGCAGCTTCAACTTCGGCGCGTTTTTCAGACGGACATTCGGTACCGCATACACAGGCGAGAACGGTACGCAGGGTGTTGAGTTCGCGTGAACCCCACCGTCGCGGCGCGAAGTGATGCCGCCCGTCGAAAGTGCTTGAGCATTCGGAGTAGGTGTCGGGCAAGGCTGGCAACTCCTTCCGCGGGGAGAGGTGCCTTGTCGAGCGTGACCGGGAGGGGTTGGGGGCGGGCTGGTAGCTAACCAGCCCCACCGCCCGGGTCGCCGCGGAAGGCCCCCGCATCGTAGAGGTTGCTCCGCGCAACGTCTACACCCACACGATCCCCGCGATCAGCAGGAGCGCGTATCGGTGCGCAACCTACGGGCGGCGGCACGCCTTCGCGAACGAGTCCATGCAGCACAGTTCGCGCTGCCCGATCCAGAACTCGTCACGCGGGTTCACGTGCGGGCGCTCTCGCGAGTACCAATGCCGCGCGCCACACGTCGAGCACTGCCACATCAGGGCGCCTCATCGTGATCACCAAACGCGCGCAGCGAGAAGTACGCGAGGATCGCAAGCGCCGCGACGATCACGCCGAGCACCACCCGCATCAGGCTGGTAGCACGTTCTCAGGCAGCAGGTTGAAGGTCACGAGCAGGTACCAGACGACCACCACGATCGCGAACACGATGATGATGTTCTTGAACGCGGGCGGCATCGGGATGTAGGTCGTGATCCCGTACACCAACAGCCCGATGATCGCGACCAGCACCAGCAACTGGATCAGGTCCATCACGTCCTCCTCACCCTGATCTTGTAGATGTCGTCCCCGCCCTCACGAGGCAGGGACGTAGCCGTCACCGTGCCGCCGAGCCCGCCCAGGCTTACCGGGAAGTTGAGCATCGACAGCACCGTCTTCTGAGTCCCCGTCAGCGGCGGACTCAAGTCCTCGGGCAACATGCGGCCGGTGAGCAACGCGAGCGGCCAGCTCCCCGGGCACTCCGTGTACCCCGGCGTTGCCAGGTCGCGGTGCCTCCCGCCCACGCTCATCCCCGAGGCCCGGATCACCCGCAGCCCCTCGTCCAGCGCGAGGTCGCTCGGCCGGGTCGTCGTGAAGCTCCCCATGAAGCACAGCCCGTCGTACTCGTGGTTGCGGTTGAGGATGTGCGCACGCTGCGTGCCCTGCCGTCCGACGCGGTACGAGCGCCCCGAGGGGAAGACGCACACGTGGTAACCGATGCCCACCGTGTACTTCTGAACGTCGCGGTGGTAGCGATCGAGCGAATCGAGAACGGCGATCTCCTGCTGCTGCGTCAGCCCCACGACCGAGACCGGCGCAGGCGGGGCCGAGTGATGCACGGCCCAGCGTTTCCCCGCGTGCGTGAGCGGAGACTGCCGGTAGCGAGCGGTCAGATCGATCATCCGTACGCGCCCATTGCGAGCCGTAGGTCGTCGTCTGTCATGTCGGTCCCGACTGGTGTCGGCTTCTGGTACTCGGCTTCCTCCTTGGGCGTGGCTTCGCCGATCCACTCGAATTGCCACTCGCGGTAGAGCGCCGTGATCTGCTCTACCAGCGCCCGTTGCTGATCCCACGGGAGCTCCGTGAGCACGTAGCGCTTGCGTCCCACGCGCTCCGCTTCCCTGCTGTTCTCCCCGAGGTCCATGCGCTCGATCCGCTCACGCACCTCGTGGTCGGGGATCACGATGTCCGCCACGCCTTCCAGCGGCTCGTATTTCTCGTCGTCGGCGTAGAAGTACCCGCACGCCTGCTGGAGCAGCCGGGCTGCCGACTTCGCGAGATGCAGGTCGTGGTGATCGAGTGAGTGGTAGTACGCGCCCTTGCGCACGGCACCGTCGGCCATGAGCGCCGTCATGCGCACCACGACCTCGCCCGAGTCCTTGTCGCGCACGCGGTACTGCACGCGTGGCGGACGGGACGTGAATCCCTCGGGGCTGGCCCACTGGTTCGCCGGGAGTGGATCGTAGCGGTGGTCGAACGTCGGCCGTGTGATGTCGTGCTGGCCGTCGTACCCGAGCGGGCGCGGGTCACCGCAGTCGCGGCACGTGCCGATCATCTACGGTGCCGCCTCGACCCCGGCCTCGCGCGTCTGCTGGTCGCACCATTTCTCGGGCTCGCGGGTCTCATCGGGCGACTGGTAGGGCCGCGTCTGCGGCTGCACAGGCGTCGTGGTGGTCGTCCGCGTGGTCTGGGGCACAATGCCCTCCTATTCCCGTACCACCACGCCCTGATGTCGGAGCATGGCGAGTGCGCTGGGTGAATGGACGTCCACCAGAGCGCTCCAGATGCGCTCCAGCAGACTTTCCGGGCCGTCCCTGAGCGGGAGGCCGTCAGGCAGTTTCGCGGTGCGGGCGAGCGGTCTCAGGATGTGATCGAGCAGCCACAGCTCGTTCTCGTCGAACGCGAACTCGTGCGGTCCTTCCACGTCGCGAACGGTGAGGAATTGCACGCGGAAGTCAGGACCGCCGGCCTCGTCGAAGAGCACGTCCACGGGCAGTTCCAGAGTGAGGTATTCGCATTCAGCGGCAGTGAGCGTGAGCGTGATCATGGCCCCCTCCACTCAGCGCGGCAGAAGGTGCAGCGGAAATGCGCTACCCACGTCCCGTACAGCGCACACCAGCAGCTCCCCACGGTTGTCCGATCGCACGCGGGGCACGTCAGTACCTGCGCCAAGGTGGACGCCCGTAGAGGGCTCTGGCTTCGTTGACGGTGTGATGGCCGACCATGAGGATCGCGCCCACGATCAGCCCGACGTACCAGGTGAGGATCGCCGCCTGTACCGCGGCCTCCCTCCACCGGGGAGGGCGGCGACGGCGAATGATGCGCTCGGCTTCTAGGACGGCAGCGTGGTAGCTGAGCGTCACTCGGTCCCGCCCGCGCTCACATGCACGCGCTTGACGTGGATCATGTGGTCGGTGCGGCCCTCTTTGTCGCAGTCGCAGCACAGGGTCGCCTCGACGTCGGCATCGCGCTCGCCGCTGCACCAGCATTCGTGCGTGTGGCCGCAATCGAGACAGAGGTCGGTGGTTGCGGTGAGTGGCGTCACCGCTGCGGCTGCTTCGATGCCCACAACGTGAACCGGAACGTCACGCATGCGTGGCAGGGGCATCGGTCATCTGCGCGCTGGTGCTCCATCGGAAAGTCCGTTGATGTCACCGGCCCCATCCCATCTCGAATAGCCATCGCGCCCTCCTTCACCGTGGCCCCCTACTTGCGTCACACGGTGCGCCGTTGCTATGCGAAACGTCAAGGAGCACGCGGGGCGGGCGGTTCATCGGTGCTGTGCCCGATGGCGTGCGCGCTCGCCTGAGCCTGTGAAGCCAGTGCTGCGACGACGGCCTTCGCGATCGCCTCGTCGATGATGGGCTGGAAGTCCTCACGCGTAGCCAGCACGCCCTCCGCGCGGGACTGCTCGCCCTTCGCCTTTAGCTCGCGCTCGGCGCCCGAGTTCACCGCATCGTGTACGTTCTTGATCTCGGCCCGAGACGAGCGGTTCTGCATCATCGTGATCGCGCCGACGACCGCCACCAGCGCCGCGGTCAGAAAATCACCGTACTCGCTGAGATCCTCGGGGCCGATAGCGACTATCGTCACGAACCCGATGATCGCTGCGATTGCGACGAGCGTCATTTGCCAGTTCATGCGTCCTCCCTTGCCGGCCTCAGCACCGCTGCGTCGAGAAAGTAGATCGCCAGCACCGCGCACACGACGTTGATCCAGCGCACCGCAGCCCAGCCCCCGCGCCACCCGGCATCAAGATCGTGACGCTCGTGCGCGATGCGGTATCCCCTGAACCCAGCCCCCGCGAAGAACCCCGCAACCGCAGCAGCCACGAGCGGCGGCATCATGCGTCCTCCTGTGGACCCTCTAGCGCCTCGATCCGTTTCTCCAGCCGGTCGAAGCGGCGGCACGCCATCTCCTTGACGATCGCGAACAGCGCGGCGAACGCGACGCCGATCACCAGCAGGCCCACGGCGATGAAGCCCAGCAGCGCGGTGTCCGTGTCGATCATCTGCCGAACACCAGCGACACCCACGCCGCCCCGCTGCCGAACGCGATCGACGCGAGCGCCAGCACCGCCAGCCACTGCGCGCGCCAACGCTCCTGTGACGACATCCGCGCGTCCATCGCCTTCTCGTCTGCCTCCTGGTTTCCCTCGTGCTTCTGCTGCCACGCGATCCGCTCTGACTCCGCGCGCTCCAACTGGCGCTCGATGCGCTGCACGTGGGACAGCACGTTGCTGATCCGTTCGAGGAGCACGGCGACAGATTCTTCAGTCAAACCGTCCTCCTTTCCCTTTTGCGCCGGCCCCAACGCAATCAGCATCGGTCACTCCCCCGTGTTCGATCTCAGTCGCTGCTTGTAATCTCTGCGCGCACTGCACGGGTCCTTTCCGTGTGGTGAAGTCGTTGCGCGGGGTCTGGTTGGCTGCTAGCCCCGCGCGGCGCACCCCTTGTTAAGTCAGTTCCACCTCAAACCATCCCGGCGCCCCTGTGCCCTCGTGATCGAAGATCTGGAGGTAGCGACTCGAGCCGTCCCGGTACACGTTGAGCGCGCCCTGCGGCACGCCTACCACGTCGGTCCGCGCGTCTTCCGTGATCGGGACGACCACCGAACCGCTCAGCAGCGCCAGCCCGGTCGGTGTTGACTGGAGCATCGCGATCAACTGATCGATCTGCGCAAGGCTCCGCGTAGGCAGCGGCTGCGTCGTCACGTGGCGTACTCCTGCACCGTGATCGTCGCCCGCTGCACCCCATCCCCCACGAGGTCCGTGATCGAGGCGTAGTCCACGATGAACCCGTACGTCGTCACGGTCTGACCGGGGAGCTGGAACGCGAGCGGGGAGGCTGCCCCTACCCCGTGAGCCCTGTAGAGATCAGAGAGCGTGTCGAAGTCGGTAATCGCCCCGTTCGGCGTGTTGCGCGTCGCTCCGAGTTCCACGATGAACGTGTGCTGAATGATCGTGTCGGGCCGCTCGTCGTACACCATGTCCAGCGTCCCGCGCAGCTTCGCAGGAGTCACCGCGTTGTCGTGCGCCCCCACGATCCTCGGCTTGTACGTATGCCCGTTCACCGTCGTCAGCGGCACACCGGCCACAGAGGGCCGCAAGAAGTAGTGCCCTCCAGCGGTGATCGGGTCGTCGATGTTCACGTACGCCCCGCCATCGACGCTGACCTGTACCTGGTACGAGTTCGTCGCGTCGCAGTCCTCCGCGTAGGCCACGAAGTACCGGAGATTCTTGTGCGTGCCGGGGTTGCGCATCATCGTCGTCCCGTTCCACTCGGAAGCGCCCGTGTGGAATCGGTAGGCCGGGTCGTCGATGTCGCGATCGAGCACCGAAAGCGTCCAGTACGACGCGATCTGCGAGTTCTCCCCCACCAGCAACGTCGGCGTCGGCCTCAGCGCCGTCGAGAAGATCACCCCGACCTCGGTCGCTTCGAGGTACGCGAACGGGAACCACGCGGGCCGGCCGTTCTGCTGTGTGCTCCCGCCGTAGCGCCCGTCGTCGAACTCGCCCCGGTACACGTACGCGTCACCGTCTGCTGTAAGGGCTGCCGCGAACAGCGCGTCCTTGTACGGCCAGATCGCGGAGATGCGCCCGTTCGGTCCCTCGTACCTCCGATCGGCACCGGGTCCAGCGGGGTTCTCGATCTGTCCGGGGATCGTCGCCTTCAACCCGATGTCCGTCGTGATGTACGACCAGCCCCACAACGTCTGCACCCACACGCCGTTCAGGTTCGATCGGTGGCCCTTCAACGACTCCACGACACGGGTGGGCTGGCCGAGTTCGTTGAAGCCGAACGCGCCGATCTCCGAGCCCGCGAGGGCGGACCGCCCGTACGTCCCGAGGCCCGTGGCGGGGATGCCGGGGTCGCCCACGGGGAAGGGGTTGCTGCGCGTCACGAGCGCGTCGAGCGAGTACCGCAGCGCAACCTCGGAGGGGTCTTCGGGGTCCACCATCCACAGCCGGTCAGGACCGACCACGAGCGCGCCTGCGTAGAACGTCGATACGTCCTCGTACGTGCTTTGCGTGAGGCTCACGGTGGCGCGGCGCTGCATGAGGGCGGACTGGCCGAGCCCGAGGTAGCCCCGGTTGCGCCACATCGCCGCGCCCTCAACGGCCGCGAGATGCACAATCGTCTCGGTGGCCGTCATGCCCACCGGCTCCACCTGCGTCGAGAATGCCTGGTCGTGGAAGAACAGGGCGCCCCGGTCCTCGTCCACGAACTTCGCGCCCCCAGCCGCATACGCAGACGTGCCTGAGTCGTACGGCACACCGTCGTCGTAAAGGAAGGTGTCGTAGAACGCCTGCACCTCAGAGATGGGAGTCGCAGACGCGAGGGTGATTTCGTTGCGCGCCGGTCCCGGCAGCAGCAGGTTCTCGTACAGCGTGTCGGCGTTCTTCGTGTAATCGACCGCCAGCGGCCCACCCGCCACGTCCTCACGCGAGAGCCCGATCGGTCCCGAGAGCCGCCACGATGCCGTCTGCTGCACGGAGGGATCGGAAGGCTGTGAGGGCCGCTTCTCGCGCTGCCACGCACGCTTGCCTGACGGCAACTGCGAGTCCGCGACGAGGGCGTAGCGCTGTCCCGCGAGCAGGATGAGGTTCGTTTCGACGGGCATGGGCTATGCCCCGAGCACCGTGATCTGGTAGTCGTCCTTGAGGATGATCGTCGCGGCCTTGAACGCGTTGGCCTGCGCCCCTGTGACGCCGAGCGCCCCCGCTTCCGCTGCCGTGTACGCCTTCGCCTTCGGTGAGCCGATCACGTTCCCCGTGTCATCCACGAGATCGGCGATCAGGATCGCCTTGTCGAAGGTACCCGCTGGCGTGAACGTGATCGTCACGGCCCGGATGCGGAGTTCAGCATCGATCGCGACCGTTGCCATCATCGCCCACCTTCCGCGAGCCGCCCCTTCGCGGCAGCCAGTCCGTTGATGCCCTGCAACACGTCGATGAGATCGCCCATTGATCCAGCGCGTGCCGCCTCCAGTGCGCGCCTCAGTTCCTCGTCGGGGTTGGGGTCAGGCGGCCCCGGTGGAGGCGGGACGTTCGGGTCTTCCAGCAGCTCGCCGGTACGCGGGTCCGTCTCCGAGTCCACCACCTCCAGCGCCCCCGGCTGGAGCCCGAGCGTCTCAGCCACGCGATCGGCTCGTTCCAGTCCGTCGTCGGGGAATCCCGCATCTTCCAGCAGCGGGCCGGCCCACTGCCCTGTCGCGATCACCCTGTATGCCCTGAACATCGCTACCCCACCTTCTCGGCGCGCATGGTGGACCCGATGCCGAGCGTGGTCGTGCTGTTCGACGAGTTCTGCGCGGCTTGCAGCGTCACCGCCCCGGCGTTCGCACCGTTGATGATCCGCGCCTTGATGTGAGCCAGCGCAGGAATGTCGTTCGGATATTTGTCGACAGTCTGCGAGCTGGATGCGGCGGAATCACCCGCGGCGACATCGGTCGAGAAGGCCGTGATGGCGGCGAACGGGAGCATGAACACGCTGGATGCGCCGGGGCCGGTTTCCCGTTGGCTGACTGAGCGCACCCCTGTGATATTCACGTCCGTTGGCGTACCCGGCCCCGTCAGTTGGAACTTCACACCGCCTGTGCCGCCGAACGCAAGCGGAATCCAGTAATCGACGTCCCACACTTCGTTGGGCGCAATCGCGAACGCGAACGTCGCAGCCTTAGCTCCAGTCACGTCGGCGAACGTGGTATCGGTCGTGAACACCTGCGTCGATGACTTGTAGTTGAGAACAATGGTCGGAATGTCTGGCGCAGCGGGGACGATGATCCGCTTCTCGGGCGCGACCGCGATGTCCGCCGCGATCGTCTGCGCGGCCTCGATCTTGTACATCTTGAGGATCGTCTTGCCCGCAGGATCGGGCTTCGTCGGCTCAACGAGAGCACTCGCGGCAGGCGTCCCCGACACAAGGATCACGTCACCAGACGAGTCGATCGTCGCGTAGGACCATCGCTTGTTCGTCGCGTCGGCAACCAGCGTGATCGTGTCGCCCGCGACCGTGACCTGCACGCCGTTCACCAGCGCGACACCCGCCGCCACCGTGACCACCATGTCTGAGGCGGACTCCGTGACGGTGCAGCCAGAGACCACCGCGTAGAGGTTCTGGTTCGCCGCCTGTTCGAGATCGATATGCGAGACGGTCTCGAGCGCGGGCACCGCTTCCCATGTGATGGCCATTACGCGCTCCGTACTTCAACGCGCGTCAGCGGCGCAGGCACGGGGAGGTCACTCAACGTCGCGAGGAACCGCGTCCAGATCGGCGTCTCCTCCTCCAGCACCCGGTCGTAGCGCGTGCGGTCCACGCCCGCCTTGATGTTCCCGAGCAGATGCACCGCCAGCCCCGCCTCCAGCACCCGCGCGTACTGGTCGTCGATGCTCTCCGTGTCGGTCGTCACCTGCGCGAACTTGCGCCGGCAGTAGATCAGCACCTGCCCGCTCGTCGCGGTCTGGAGTTCCACCGTGGGCGCCCCGCCGACGTTGCGGACCACCTTCGGCACGCGCTGCTCCCTGAACGCGCCGGAGCCGTAGTTCTTGAGCGCGTCCCCGATGGCGTCGTCCTGCACCACGAGCACCGCGCCCGAGAAGGTCGCCGCCGTGTCCCCTGTGTCCACGCTCGCCACCGTGCGGAGTTCCGTTATCGCGGAGGTCAACTGGACCGATGCGGTGAGCCATTCGGGGACACCTGAGCCTGAGTGGTAGTCACCCCAGGTCGTCGTCGCGCCGTCGTAAATCCCGATGCGTGCGCGGCTCGCGACCGTCGCCGTGACCCACTCGCCCGCGCGGGCTGTACCGAGTCGCTGGACCCCGCGTGTGAGGTACTGAGTGAGGGCTGAGGGCACCGTCTGGTACAGGGTGGCGTCATTCCCCACCCGCGTCACCGTGGCTGCGTAGCCGCCTCGCTGCGTCGTCGTGGAGCGTGCAACCGTCGCGTCAGTCCCTGCGAGCGTGTAGCCGTCAGGGGCCGCGTCAGGGCCTTCCTGCCACAGCGAATAATCCTCGTTGTGCAGCAGGTTCGGACTCGACGACACGTACACCGCGTCCACGTCACCAGCGCCGTTGATCCAGTCGAGAGCGCGGAGGTTGTAGAACCGCTCGCCGGGGATCGCGGGGATGACGTACCGATACGATCGCTTGGACTTCGCCAGCGCCTCGGCCAGCGCCTCGCGAAACTCCGCGAGCGTGTAGTCCGCGCGGTTCACGAGGATGTACGTCTCGTCATCCTCAAACGCCGTACGGGTGACGAACGTCGCGACTCCCGTGAGGTCCACCCAGCCCGTGATCAGCCGCTGCTTCGACTCTTCGTCGGGCGCGTCGGGGAAGATCAGCCGCGCGTTCGTGTACGCCGAGTCGTCGCCCGTCGTGTCGATCAGCCCCGACAGGACAGCCGTCGTCTGCGTGTTCGTCCCGATCTCCCCGAGCTGCGCGCCCATCTTGCGCGCCACGTCCTTGATCAGTGTTGCCCGGTCGGTCATCAGGCGATCTCATCCGTGGTGACGAACGATGCTACAGGGATGGGCGACTCGCCCACGCACTGCACTTCGAACGCGACCGCCGCGGTTGTCTGCGTAGTGCCACAGACGATGCGGAAGGCGTAGCAGCCTGAGAGTGCCGCGATCTGGAGCGACATCGCCCCCGTGGATGCGGGCACGGTCAGCGTGCCGCCCTGCTCGTTCTTGAGCGTGCGAAACGCCGCGCCGGGGTACGCCTGCACGGTGAACGTGAGCGTCGATGAGTCGATCGTGGGAACGCCGATCCTGACGACCGCGCGCCCCCCACAGGGGATGTCGAGTGTGGACGCTTCCTCGTCGTCAACCGTCGCAATGCCAGAGAGCACGCGGGTTGTGTTCTGAACTTCGATGAATTCGGTAGTGGTTGCGATGGTGCCGCCCCCTTAATGGTTGCGCGGTCTTTGGCGGAGGAAGGGGAGCGGAGCCGGAGGGGACAAGCCCCGCTCCCCCGGTGTTAGCCGAACTGCGCGATCAGCTCGTCCTTCGTCTTTTCATCGGCAACGAATCGCGGCATGCCCTGAGACACCGCGTAGTCCACCCACTCGGCCTTGAGCGCCGAATGGTTGGGCGCTCCCGTTGCCGGTGCCGCAGGAGTCGCTTCGTCTGCCGGCGCTTCGCCGACCACGCCGAGTTCCTCGAACGCAGCGGCGTCTTCGTCCGACACCCGCCACGTGGTATCCCCGGTGTACGGGAACCCGTTGTGCACGATGTCTCTCGTCAGATAGATCAGCGGCATCGTGACCTCCTTAGACCGCCGTGACCGTCGCGCCCTCGTCGAGCGGGATGTACCAGACGGTCCACTGGATGGACCCGAGCTCTGTCCCCGTCTCGTCGAGCACGATGTCGCCCGCTTCCAGTACCCACCCGGGCACCGGCCCGATGGCGATGGTCTGCGTCCCAATCGTGAGCGCAGAGCCGACCGCTGCGGCCAGCGTGTACATGGTGCCCACCGGATCGCCGTCGATCAGGGTGACAGTGCACAGAGCAATCGTGGACTCGGAGTTGTCCGGGTCGAAGTCCAGTTCGATGTCCTCGGAGCCACCACCGATCGCGGTCGTGACAATCCCGAGGATGCCCGTAAGCAGAACCCGCCCGCCGTCCACCGAGAAGATGTCCTTGTCGCCCATGTGCTCGGTAGCACGGTCAACCTGAACACCAAGCCCGAACGCTCCACGGAGAGCGTTGGAGACGAGCATTTCCCCGTTGCCGACGGGAGTTGAGAGAGGGATTACGGTGTCAACCATGCTGCCCTCCTACTGCTCCCTCGCGGCGCGGAACGCCCCGATGACGCAGGTGTTCGTCCCCACGAGGACTCGCACCGTGCCGTTGGCCTGCACGTACCGACCCCCCGGGATGGTGAGCAGGCACACGTCACCTGCACCTCCCGACTGAGCCGATCCGCTGCCCTGGAGCGCCATCATCGAAGGCGGGTTCACGCCGCCGACCAGCGTGAGCGTGAACGCACCCGCCGAGTACGCCGAGATCACGAGGTCCGACGTGTCGCCGTCCGCGTCGATGACCGCCCACTCGGTGGCCTGCACAGATTCGAGATTGGCCGCTGCCGTGATCAGGTCGATCGAGATCGTCCCGGCAACGAATGGAGTGATTCCGACCGCAACGTCAACCACTTAAGCCCTCACGACTTCTGCACGAACGATCTGCGCAGCGCGGATCACCTTCGTGCCGTACACGTCGAGCCCCAGGTGGAAGTCGGCGAAGTCGCCCTGTACCCGCTGCGTCTCGAACTGCGTCAACTGGCCGGCAAACGCCGTCGCCCGTGACCAACCCCCGATGATGTCCGTGTGCGTGGACGAGTTCGCGATGCCCGCCGGGAGTTGGTTGGACTTGAAGATCTCGAGCCCCGCAGCGGAACGGCCGATGTACCGCTCGCCGTAGGTCTTGAGGTTGTCGGTCGTGCCGAACGAGGACTTGCGCGGGTCGATGACCAGCATCTCGGCGAAGAACGGCGGCACCACGACGAAGCGGAACCCGCCGTCAGGCCCGCCCTCGGCGTCCATGCTCGGCATCGCGCCGTTGTCCGGGGTGTCGTTCTCGTCGAGTTCCGTCGCCATGCGCGCGAGAATCTCGAACGCATCCGCGTCGCCTGCGCCCGTACCCACGGAGAAGTCTCCGAGGTCCGTCCCGGCGCCCGCCTGCATCGCCAGCGCGATGTCCGAGTCGCGGCCCTTGCGGAGCGTGTACGTCGCGACCGAGGACTGCTCCTCCACGAAGTTCGGCTTGACCTGCCGCATGTCGAGGTCGTTCACCTCGAAGTTGAATCCGTACTGCTTGTCGATCACGAGCTCCTGCCCCGCGAGCACCAGCCGTTCAGCCGTGATCGGGGTTCCACGTACGTAGGCAGCACGAGTCACGGCCGTGGTCGTGACGATGCGTACCGTGTCGCCTGCCTGCGTGATGTCGCCCTCGTACTCACGCGTGGTGAGCCCGAGGAACACGAGCGGGGTTCGCATCTGCCTCAGCAGTGCGGGATGCCAGATCGTCGGAATGCCCGCTGCACTCCCGACGCTGTCGGAAATGGTCATGTCAGTCCCTTAGCGGCGCGCCCCCGAAGGCTGCGCAGCACGCCACGTCATCCACGCCTCGTATTCGGCGGGTGGCAGCAGCGAGACTTCGCCTGCGTTCATGGAGCGGTAGCGTTCTTCTTGGGATGCGCTCGGCGCACCCACGGGAGCCGATGGCGGCGAGTCCTTCTGCCGGGCCGCGAGTTCGCGTGCCTGGAGTTCGACATCCGCCAGCCGCTGCGCTTCGGCGTTGATGTCCGCGCGCAACTTCGATCCCTCGGGCACGTCGGAGAGAGACGCTTCGGCGAGCGTTCGCGTCCGCACGGCATCACGCGCAGCGATCCACGTCTTCGACGCGAGATCGTCGATGCCCGTGGGGTCGTCCGCGTAGCGTGCCAGTGCTTCCTGCAAGAGCACGGAATCCTGCGCGCCGAACTCCTCGGCGGTCGCCTGAGCCCATGCCTTGCCGATGTTGCCGAGCGCGTCGAGGTTCGCGTAGTGCGAGAGAGCGTTCAGCTCCCCCAGCTCCTCCGGCGTTGCCTCGGACGGGTCGACCCCGTGCCTTTCGAGGAAACGCTGCGTACGCCTCGTGACGCTCTCGACCTTGCCCGCTTCAAGACGCCGTGACGCCTCGTAGCGGTCACGCTCGCTCTTTCGCAGCCGGTCCTCGACGCTGAGTCCGTCCGCGTTCTTGCGTTCCCGCAAGTGCGCGAGCAAATCAGCCTCAGGAACATCGGCGAGCGAAAGCGGTTTCGGAGCCTCCTCGACCGCACCCTCGACTACTGCGCCCGCCTGACCCTCTGCCTCGACTACCGCCTGACCCTCGGAAGGATCGGCATCAGTCGTGACGATGGGATCGGCTGTCGGGGCGGCAGCAGCAGGATCAGCCGCGGCTTGCGCCTGCACCATCTACGTTCTCTCCTCTTGATTCCGGGCAACAAAAAAGCGGAGCCCCCGCGCGACCGTCACGAATGACGATCACGAAGGGGCTCCGCTATACGGGTGGCCCGGTTCCTAGATGATGCTCACTCTAATGCGCGCGCGTCGCCCATAGCAACCTATCGGCGCACGCGGCCCGACTCGATGATCTTCCACGACTCGATGCTGCCGCCGTTGATGTGCAACTCGACGGAGCCCGTCTTGCCGGCAACGAGGAAGTCGGCGATGCGCTCCTCGATCTCACGGGGTAACACCGACACGACCGCCGTCATATGCTTTGCCCCTGAGGTGGAGACATGAGACTGACCGACGGCCGCGCCTTCATCATCGTGTTCGTGGCGATCGCAGTGCTCGCCGTGTGGGCACGATTCGAATACGGCGGACCGCTCACCGCCGAAAACGTGTGCCGCCGCGAGCTAGCGTCGCTCCACACCAGAGCTGAACACGATCCCGAGCTCCGCGAGATGTATACAGCCATGTTCGAGTCCTGCGTAGACGGCCAGTAACTCACGGCGCGGCTTCTGCCGGGGCGCCGGTCGCCCGCATCCACCCGGTCATAATCTCACGCTGTTCCTTCGTCGGGCTCCACTTCGACGAGTCATCCCACGCCTTGCTCGCGTCGGCGTTCCACTTCTTCACGGCTTCGGCCGGGTGGGAGATTACCCACTGCGTCCGCAGTGCCGTACGCAAGTCGAGATACGCCCGGTAGAGCGGGTGTGAAACGACCGCGCTATCGATCTGAGCCTGTACCTCACCAGCCTGTAGCCCCGAATTCGTGAGTTGCTCGCGCAAGTCCTTCTCGGTCTGCTGGCGCCACTGAAACACGTTCTCGGCGTCGCCCATCATCCCCTTGAGCGATTCCTGGTCCCCCATGATCCGCCACGACTCAGCAGCGATGGCCTCGAATCGCTTCTCGGGCGTGAGTTCCTCGAACTCTCCACGCAGCACGCGCTCCCGCGGGGTCAGGGCCGACCCGCGCCCACCGACGAACCCCTCCAGCGTGCCACCCACCGCCTCGCTCACGGCCCCGCCAACGGAGCCTCCTTCTGCCGCCTGCTTCGTTACTACCGCCGACTCCACGAGTTCAGGCGCAGCGAACGGCACCACGCGCTGAAGGAGATCCATCTGCCCGGCACGCGAATCGAAATCGAGCGGCTCCCTCTCGAAGCTCTCTCCGAACACGAGCCAGTCGAGCCCGAGGGACGCGATCGGCCCGGAGAGCACCGTGCGCATCCGCCTCAGTATCTCCTCCGGGTCGCCGGTCGGATTCGTCGCCAGCGAGCCCGCACCCACCACCACCCCGAACAGCGCATCCATCGGTCCGAGCAGTGACCAGTCACGCCCGAGCTTGTTGATCACGCGCATGAAGTTCGGGTTCTTGTACTCGGCGTCGAGCGGATTGAACGTCGGCCCCTTGCTCCCGCTGAACGGCCGGAAATCCGTTTCCTCGCCTGACAGTTCGTTGATCGCGATCGTCATGGTCGCGCCGATCGCCATGTACCGGCCCACCAGCCTGCGCGCGATCTGGCGCTTACGCGGGTCGGTCGATGCGAGCTGTCCCGCAGCACGGGCGCGAGCGGCCAGGTATCGCGGCGCAAAGTTCGCAGCCTCGCCCCATGACCCGAAGGCGCGCTGCGGCGTCCAGCCCGTGACGCGGTTCGCACTCTCCGCCAGCGTGCGCAGTTCCGTATCGGTGAGCCTGCGCCCCTTCGCCAGCGCTTCCTCAGCGAGCGTGTCCGCGAGCTCCAGTCGCATCGTGTCGCCCGCTACACCGAACCCACGATCCGCTCGCTTCACGAGCTGCCGCGGAACGAATGTTGCGGCTCGCCCTGCTCGTGACTCCGCCACGCCTTGTACTTTGGTGGGCACCTTGCGCCCGCCTACGCGAAACTCCGTGCCCGACTCCGCAAGCCGCAACCCCGACGCAGCCCACCGTTCGGACGACGGCCGTCCCGCGTTCACCGCGCGCTGGTCGAAGTTCGCAACGAACGAACCCATCACCTCGTCGCCCGAGTTCAGCCACGCCCGCGTCGCGGCCTTCCCTGCACGCGCCCACCCCGCGGGATCGGAGAACATGCCGATCGCCATCTGGATGCCGAGGTACGACATCTCACCCGTGGCCTGCACGCCTCGCGCGATGCTGTTGATGGCCCGCAGTGGTCCGCTGATGTCGCCTGCTGCCCCGCGGATCTCTGACCGCAGGATGCGTGTCGCCTCGTCCGCCATCTCCCACGGGAACGAGTACGCCTCAAGTCCCGCCAACGGGATCGTGCCCTGATCGCGCGGCGTCGATGCGGCCTGCTCCTGCGCTCGCCTCCAGCGTGGGCTCAGTTCGTCGAGTTCCGCGCGGAACCGCGCCAGCTCCTCGTTCGTGTCCACGGCCCCCATCGCCGTGCGTTCTGCCCGCCCACGTGACACATCCGCGGCGCTCTCTGTCTGCCGTGCTGCGCGTTCAAGCGAGTCCAGCTCACGCTCAGCCGCGCGGATTGCCTCGTCCGTCGAGAGCCCCGTGCGGTCGTCGAACGCGGCCCCGCGCTTGTCGCGGATGCCTTCGACTCCCTCTGCGGTGCGTTCCGCTTCGACGGCCGCACGCTCCTGCGCCTGCTGCCGCGTCACCCTGCGGCCGAATGTCGCCTGCCGCCCTGAGATGCGTGTCCGCAGAGCCTCCACGTCCGCGCGCAGTCCGGGGTCAACGCGATCTGCGCGCGTCTCCGCGATCCGCTTTCCTGCGTCGTCTACGCGACTGATGAAGTAGTTAGCCGTGTGCCGATCGAGCGTGCGGTTCCCAGCCCCACGCACGTACCCGCCCATCGCCTCGGAGACAGGCGTGTAGCGATAGCCAGCCTCGATTCCTTCGGCCTCGGACGCGAACGTCGCAGACTTCTCGAACCCCTGCTTGCCCCCGGCACGCCGGCCGCCGCCGCCGACACGACGCGCCGCAATGTCGGCCAGTTCTTCCGTCTCAGCAGTTCCACGCGGGATGTAGACCCCGCCCTCCATAACGTCGGCACGTGACCCGATCTTGATCGTCGATGGCTTGCCGGTCAGCGCGGCCTCGGCCTCGGCCACCTCGTCCAGCCCCTGCCGGTACGGAGTCAGCGATTCCCCGAGCGCATCGAGCGACTGCCGCTGCTGTGGCGTCAGGTGTGGCTCGTACACCGGGCGACGCGCCATCACGTCACGCAGCGTCGGAGCGCCGGGAACACTCGGGTCGATGCCAGCGAGTGCCGGAATGCGTTGCGCGTCGGGCGGTCCCTCGAACTTGAACCCCGATCGCTTGATCGCGGTACGTGCCTGCGCTTCAACGCGGGTCGCCTGGTTCGTGACGGCCTGCCTGCTCTCGTCGCGCACCCGCAGCGCGGGAGTAACGATCGGATCGTCGGCACGGAAGCGCCCGCTCTCGGCCAGTCGCTCCCCACGCCCGCGCACCGCGCCTTCCTCGATGTCGCGCGAGCCGTAGAGCCGCCGCACGGTCGGAGGCGCTTCGTACGGGGCGGGGGCATCGGGTTCAAGTTGTCGAGTGAAACGCGCGTCGGCCACAGCATCGCCGGCCTCGTCCAGCCCACCGAAAGGAGCAGCTTTGCGAAGGCGATCCCCTGCGCGACCCGTCGCAGCCACCGCGCGATTCGCCCGACGCGAACCCTGCACGATCTGCTTCGTCGGTCCGAGCCCCGGCACGAAGTTCAGCGGATCAGCAACGGCAGGAACGGCAGCGCCGCCGATGTCTCGCGGGCTGAACCCAAGCCGTGCGGCCACGGCTGCGAGCGGTGTCGCCCCTGCCCCCCGCCGCAACGTCTCAGCCGGATCATCCGACAGGTGACGCACGAACCCCGCGTCACGGCCTCGCTGGACGCCCTCCACCGGGTCACGGAATCCCTCAACGAGTCCGCGCGCGGACTCTCCCGGCGTCCGGCCCGCAAGCGCCGCTGTCGCCGCACCAGCAGGACGCCCGAGGTGTTCCAACAGCCGCCCGGTTTGCTCGACTTGCGGCCCGAGCAGCGCCCCGGCAACGTTGCGCGCTCCCGGCCACAGGTTCGACAGGAACCCGTTGCCAGACGTGTCACCGCCCTTCGCTCGCGCAATGTCCGCCGCGATCCGCGTCGTGTCCTGCGTCATCTGCGATGGCAACTCGCCCCGTGAGATTCGCCGTGCGTCCACGCTCGACACCATCACGGGATCGGCGAGGTCCAGTTCGGGGTATCGCTTGCGCTGATCCGCCTGACGACGCTCGTACCAGCTTCTCGGCTCCGACATCACCACGGCGTCACCCCGATCGCCTCAGTCCGCCCGCGCTCTCCGTGATGCCCTGTGGCTTCAACGCTCGCGCCCTGCGCAAGAACAAGTCCTGCGGCGTCCCCGTGCCCAACGCGGACAGTGAACCGCCCAACTCCTGCACGATGGGATCCGTCCCCGGCGCCGAGACTTCCACGGGCGTCGGTGCGCGGCCCTGCTGCTGCCACGGCGTCCCACTCAGCGCACGCTTCAACGCCTCCGCCAAGAACGTCATCGTTCCCGCTTGGTCCGTGGGCTGCGCCGTGCCGAAGATGTTGCCCTCGGAGAAGAACCCCCCGTCCGCCATCGCATTGATGCCCATGCCGACCATGTCCGCCGCGACGGGTGCCTGCTTGCCGTCCTTGAACATCCCGCCCTTCTTCATCCCCTGCACGTCCGACACGTTGCGCAGGAAGTTCTTCACCTGTCCGTGAGGGATGACCAGCGCCTCGCCGGGACCAAGCGGGATGTGCAGTTCCGGCCCTTCCTCGTCGCCCATGTACATGCCCTCGGCCAGCCCGCCGTCCGCCTTCGCCTGGATCGCCCCTGTCGTCCCCGGTGCCGACTGTGCACGAATCAGCGCCATGAGGTCGTCGGCCGACAGTTCACCCGACGCAGCCCCGCCAGTGTTCGCCGCAGGATTCGCACCAGACGCCACAGGAGCCACACCAGCGGCCGGAGTCTGCGTCACGGGCACCGGACGCGGGGGGAGCGCCATCGGGGTCGGCATCGTGAAGTTCGGCATCTGGATATTCGGTGCCGCAGGAGCACTGATCGGGTTGAACTGGAGGAAGTTCGGCGGCTTCGCGGCGTCCTCTCGCTGCCCCAACAGGTCCGTCAGCGGAACAAGCGATTCCTCGGTGAAGAAGTCCTCACCGCCTGCGAGACTCGCGTCGAGTTCACCGAGGCCGGGGTTCGCCAGCATCTGCGCCGCGAGCTTGCCACGCGAGCCTGCGTCCTGCGCCGTGACGCCGATCGACTCCGCGAGTGCGCGCTTGCGTTCGGCCTGCGCCTCCGTGCGGCGCTGGTTCTCCTGTTCCACCGCGAACTGCTGCTGCGCGTTGAACTGCGCGGCCTGCTGCTGAAGCTGCCCGTACTGGAAGTTGATCTGCTGCACGTCGCGCTGCGCGCCCCAGATCGCCTGCTGCGTCGCGAGCATCGCCGATCGGTTGTTCGCGTCCGTCTCGACGGCGAACTTGTCATAGAGGAACCCGAGGTTCTGATCCGCCTGCGCCGCCTGGAGTCGGTTGTTGGCGATCGTCTCGTCGAGTTGCTTCTGCTGCTGCGCGATCGATGCTGCGGTCTGTGCTGCGGCGGCCGCGCGGTTCTTCTCGTTCTCCGTCGCGGTCGCCGTGCGATCCAGCGCGTTCTCCCCCGCCGCTGCCTCGCGTGCAGCGCCAAGCTCGCCGGCACGAATCTCGGCCTGCTGCTGCGGTGACATCGACGCCCACGACGCGCCGGGAATGCGACGCACTTCCTCGCCAGAGAACGGGTCCACGAACACCAGATCGCCCGTGCGTTCATCCGTGTACGTCTGCGGCTTCTGCGGCGTGGCCCCCGTCGTGTTCAGCGTCGTCAACTCGCCGGGAGTCGCACGGCGCAGCGTGATCCCGCCTCGCGTCCCCGCCACCTGCTTGTAGACGAACCCGTCCGACCCCTGCACGTACCCCGCAGGCAGCCCCGACCCGGAGTACGACACCCCCTGCGCCTCAGACGGAGACTCGCCGATCACCTGCCACGTGCCGCCGTTATCCGACGACTGGCGCAGCGATCCGTCAGGGAAGTTGCGGATGAGCACGTTGTTATCGCTCGCGCTCGAGTCCCACTCCGGGTGATGTTCTGGCGCACCGCCGCCCGGGGGAGTCCACCAGCCGCCGCCCGTTGACTTCCATCCCTCAGGCGGCATCCCGCCCTCCTGTCCTCGTCCACCAGTTCCAAAGACCTTCGGCATCACCGTCTTCGACGTGGCCCATGCTTCCGGTCCCTGCCGATCGAGAATCTCTCGCGCCTTCGCGAAGTTGTAATCGGGATCGTCCACCAGCCGCTTCGCGTCGAAGCCGTGCTGACTGTTGACCTGCAACGGCCCGTAGTCGTACCGCGCCGCCGAGTCCGCCGACTGGTGCCCACTCTTGAAGTTGTCCCCGATGGCATCAGACCCGTAGGCCCCGCCCGACTCAGCCCCTGCCGTCTCGATCGCCCACTGCACCCACCGCGGCCCAAGATCACCGAAGTGCGAGACCGCGAGTTCGTAGAGCTGGTCCGCGCTGAGCCGTGCCATCACGCACTCATCGCGGGCATCGCCTGCACGTCTTTGCGGTACTGCTCGCTCATGCGCCGCGCCAGCCCCGGGTCCACCACGACCAGCGAGTTCATCTCACCACTCGTCACCGCCGCCTCGTACGCGAGAATCCGCTGACCGCGATCCAGGTCCACATCGCCGTACACCTTGCCGTCCACCTGCATCAACTCGACGACGCCCTCAAGCACGGACATCACCATCTCGACGGCCTTGTCTTCCACGTCCTGAAGCAGATCAGCACTGAGCGGCGAACTCATCGCGACCGTCCGATCGTGCCGCTCAGTCCCCAGAGCCCACCTTCACCGAGGGGGTCGGGTGACGCCTCGGGCTCCCAACCGACACACGGGCACGGGTGCCGCCCGATCGCGAGCCGGCAGGCGAAGTCGTTGTAGTCATCGTGGAACCCGCCACGATGTCCGCAGTCGAGACAGCGCAGGTTCTTCTCGTCGTTCGTCATACCGGCGACATCCCAAGAGCCGCCGGCAACGAGTCAGCCATCCCCATCCCCGGCCGTCTCACCCCCGCCGCGTTCGCCAAACTCACGTCCTCTGCTCCCGCGACGATCGGCTCAGATGCGGGCGGACCCGCGATCAACTCCTGCTCCGCGACCTGAGCCTGCGCACCCATCGACATATCCTGCGCCTGTGCCCTCGCCGCGTTCGGGGACCACTCGGGCAGCTCCACCTGCAACCGTCCCATCACTCTCTGCGCCACCATCGAGAGCAGCGCCGATCCCGGCAGCGGGCGCCCGAACAAAAGCGAGTCCGCGACGGTCTGCGCGTACGAGTCGATCGTCGCCTGTCTCGCGTCCTGAGCACGCGCGTACTGCTCGAAGTAGCCCTCTCGCGTGATCAGCCCGTCCTTCAACTTCGCCTGTCCCACCTGATCCAGCACGATCAGGTCTTCGGGCGTATCCAACTCCATCCGCACCGTGATCGAGTCGGTCAAGTCCTTCGGGTCGAACTCCACCAGCCCGCGCAACTCACGCGAGTCCTTGCGATGCCCCGGCGCACTCCAGAAGTACACCGACACGTCCAACTGACGCAGCCACCCGTGCATCTTCAGGATCGACCGCTGGATGCCCGCCGCGAGATTGTCCGCAGGCTGCCTCAGGTTCTCTTGCGCCTGCTGGATCAGCTGGTGCACCTGCCACGCTGGAGCCGACGCACCCGACGCCCCCTGAGTCACCGGTGACGGCATGTAGAGGTCGATGCGCGTGAACATCGTCTGGATCGCCATGTCCAGATCCTTCGCGTCGATCGTGAGCTGCTTGACCGTGCCGGGGTACGCCGCGATCTCCTCGGGGTTCAGCCCCGGCGTCGGCGCACTCTGCACGTTGACCGGCTCACCGTCCGCACCACGCAACGGCGATCCCGTCGAGTTCTCCGACACGAACCGCGGCGTCGCGTTGTAGACCGCGATGTTGCTGCGCATCGTCAGGAACTGGTTGACGTTCGGGATGACGGCGAACAGCGGGTCCAGCGGCGTCAGGAACTCGTGATCGGGCAGGTCGATGTCGCCACGGATGCACGCGATCTCGTCCAGCGGACACGCGGGCTGCCCCTGGATCGTGCACCCGTGCTTGCCCCGCCAAATCTCCCGCCCGCCCTCCACGTCGTTCGGCCCCGCGACGCAGTACACGAGGTCTTCCCGATCCGTGTACGTGATGAACGTGAACGAGGTCTGTCCGCGCTGCTGGTACGTCGGCGGCCCACCCTGCGCCAGCCCACCGATCACCTGCCCGCGTTCGTTCAGCATCAGCGAGTAGGCCGCGGGATTGCCCGAGTAGGACGTGTCGTGCTTCGCCGCCCACTTCGCCCACGCCGAGCCTGCGGAGAACGTGGACTGCGGGATCGTCTCCGTGATCGCGCCCCACCGCAGCCCCTCGGCGTCCTTCTCGCACAACACCATGTCGCGCGGCAACGCCCTCAGGACGAACAGCCCCTTGCCCGAGACCTTCTGCTGCTTCATCGCAGCCTTGCGCCGCCCCGCCCACACGTCCCCCGACTCCGCGTACACCATCTCCCCAGTCCGAGGATGGCTCACCTTCGACGGCGCCAGCTTCCCGTCACGGATCAGCAGCGCCACTTCCTCGTCGGTGATGTCACCGTGGTACTCGCGATCAGGCAACCCGAAGGCGAGATCTCTCGGCAGCGTCAGCAGGTACGCAGCCCCACCCACCACCATCGCCGATGCCGCCCGCTGGTGTTCCCCACGCCCACCCGCGACGGCACACGCCTCACTCCAGAGCTCCGCGTCAAGTCGCTCCTGCTCGCCGGCCAGCCGGTCGATGCGCTTCGTCAGGTCGGGCTTCGTGGTGATCGGGAGGACGGTGATGTTCGGCTGGTTCGCACTCAGCCGGTTCTCGTAGTGCTGCACAGCCTTGCTCGGCTCACCGAGCATCGACCGGATGATCATCGTGGAACTGTCGAAGGGCGCGTTGACGTTCGTGCCGGTCTGGTTGTCCTTCACGTTCGCGTCGAGCACACGGGAGATCAGCGCACGGCGCACGGCCATCCGTGTCTGCACGTTCGCGTACTCGCGCCGCTTGTTGCGCAGTCGCTCAAAGATTTGCTTCGTGTCAACGGATGCGTCAGGCATCGATGCGCGCCTTGAGTTCTTCGGTGACACGAAGGAGCGAAACTACCGACTCCGCGAGACGGTGGACCTCCGGTGCGCAGTCAGGCGCATCCCGCCGAGCCGTAGCAGGACACCCGAACATCGCGTGTCGCTCGACTGCCGCGACGAGCCGGTCCAGTTCAGCAGGCGTCATGCCGTCACCGCCTTGTGCTTGCGCTGGTGCGCCCGCAGCCCGAACGCGCTCGCCGCGACGAACCCGCAGTCCTCGCACAACACACCCAGCGACGCATCGCAGTCGATCGTGCGACCCGCGTCCGCCTGTACCGCGAACGTCGGCCAGTCCCGTTTCGGCACGCACGATCGCCAGTGCAACATGTCGCGCCCGGTGAAGTCGGGGAACCGCGAACAGCCCGAACATCTGCGATCGGTTCGTGGCTGGTAGCCCATCACGCGCTCCATTCATCGATGCGGATGGGTCGCTTCTGCGCCTCGATCAGTCGATCGCGAAGCTCGCACCAGCCGTCCGCGAGCCTGTCGATGATGCGCTCGTAGTCGGGCGGGACCGGATGCTCCGCGAAATCCACGTCAGCCAGCTCGTCGAAGAAATCACGCGACTGCGCGGCCAGGCGCTGGACGCGTCCCTCCTGCCCCGGTGGGTACTTCGAGCGCTTCCCCGCTGGCTTTGGGCCCGCTGTGCGTACCCGCTCTACCGCCTCGCGGATGACCTTCGCCGGCGGCTCGCCTGCGGCCAGATCAGCGGAAACGCGTTTCCTTTCGAATCTAGAAGCTCGCGAAAGTGTCTGCGCCTCGCGTGCCGTGACGACCACCTGCTCGCCGGCCGCTTCGCTCAGCAACCCCGAAATGCGGACCTGTTGCATGAGCTGCCGGCCACGCCTCTGCGTAACGCCCAACTCCACCGCAAGGCACTCCGTGATCGTGCCGTAACCCAGCGACTGGTGCCCCCCGCGTTCCTCCAGGGCAGCACTAGCACGCTGCGCGCGGGCGAGTTGATCGAGGCCCGCGTCCAGCGCCTCGCGGATCTCATCGAGCGTCAGGCGCGCTTCCTCCACCGTCATCGCGATCATCACGTCAGTCATCTCAGCTCGCCTTCCTGCTCAGCGGCTTCCCGCTGATCGTGTGCGTCGGCATCGTCGCCCCGATCTCGCGCAGTTCCCGTACGGCCATGCTCGTCGTGTCCACGGCCTCGTCGTGCAGCGCATTCGGGAAGCTCAGGTGCTCATGCATCCAGCCGTCGAGCCACGGAGCCTGACACGGCAACGCCACCCGCCCCGCCTGGAACACCGGCGCCGCAGCGTCCGCCCGTACCCACTTCGATCCCCACGGCGTCACCGCTGCCACCAGCACGCCCGTCTCGCGGTTCAGATCGGAGATCAGCGGCTGCGCCCATGTCGCATCCTCGATGTGCATCAGGTGGGGATTGCCGCCCTTGAACCCGCGCCACTCGTGCCACTTCGCCGCGAACTTCGGCTTGATGTCCGCGTACTCCGCCTGACTCGACCAGTAGTCCAGCACGTACAGCGTGATGCCGTCGTACCCCCACGTCGCAATGGCTGAGGGGTCGTGGCCCACGCCCTGCTTCCCGCCGATGTCCACCGTCTGCGCGTTGCGCCATCGCGGGTATCGCTCGGCCAGCGGCTTCGCATCCTTCGGACACGCCGCCCCGTCATGCCCAACGCAGTACCGACGCTGCATCCACTCGGCTTTGAACACCCCGCCACCCGCGGGGGTGGGGCGCTGCTGGTACAGCGCGGAGAAGCCGTAGGCGCTGATCTCGCCCTTCTCGACCAACGGCACATTGCCGAAGACGTCGAGCGCCTCGCCCTCGCGCCTGCCCAGCGGGTCATCCTGCTCCGCGAGGTACGGAATGCGTAGTCGCGTCCAGTCCGATGCCCCCTCGGTGTTGAGGATGCGACCGATCGGGTCGTCTTCGTGCCACCGCGTCCCCATCACCACCACGGCCGAGTCACGCATCCAGCGCGTCGAGAACACGTCCTGGTACCACGACCACGTGTGCTCCCTGACGATCTCGCTCTCGGCTTCCTCGCGTCCCTTGATCGGGTCGTCCAGCACGTTCAGATCGCCACCGAACCCCGTGAGGCCCGTACCCACGCCTGCCGTGATCAGCCCGCCGCCCTTGTCCGTCTGCCACCGCCCCGCCGCCTTCACGTCCGAGCGCAGGCGAGTCGCGAACGGGTACCGCGGGTGCGTGAGCAGATCGCGCACGGCTCGTCCGTGCTCGGTGGCGAGTTCCTGCCCGTAGGACGCGACGATCACCCCGTCCGTGGGATGACGCCCGAGCCACCACGACGGGAACAGGCGCGAGACGTGCGTGGACTTGGAGCTGCGGGGAGGCATCTCGACGATCAGCCGGCGAATCTCGCGGCGCTCGAGCGCCCCCAGGTGTCCGATGAGAGCGGACACCTGGGCGGGCTGCTCGTACGTGTCAGGCGAGATGCTGATCGCGTAGTCGCCGAGGTTGCGGCGCGCGAGTTCGTCGACCGCCTCGGCGGGTGTCGGCTCAGCGAGAACCATCACCGAGCCCTCGCTGCGCAATCGCGCGCAACTGGTCGTCGCTCAGCCCGTGCAGGTGGAGATGCTGGTGCGTGTCCCCGCCTGCTTCGTCGCCCTTCGGTGAGAACTCTGGCCACCGCTTCGCGAGCAACACGAGGGCTGGCGTCGCTGCGCTCAGGTTGCCATCACCCATCACCGGGTTGCCCTCTTCGTCGAGCAGCACCTTGCCCTTCGCGTCCTTGAGCGGCACCGCGGCCAACGCACGCAGCACGACCTCGCACGCCTTCTCGACAATCCAGGCAGCGGAGCCAGCAGCCTCCCCGACACGCTCAGCGACGATGGCGGTCACTTCAACATGGGTCTGTTGAATCGCAGGGGCGATTTCAACATGCTTCAACAGCCGTTGACCCTGCGAGTACGCGGTGTGTGAGGAGTAGCCGGCGCGGATGGCGGCCTGCGTCGCATTGAGGTCGATCGCGTACTCAGCGACAAAACGCTGCTGACGAGCGGTGAGGGTGCGTGCCATTGCCCCCGAGTCTACGACCCGAGGTTTCGCGTAGCAACGTCCCGTTACGTCACGCGATCGTGTCCATAAGCTCGATGCGTCGATTGCAATCACGGCACAGGTACCAGCCCGTGTACATGGTCGGGCGCGGCTCATCGAGCGGATCGACGTGTTCGTGGTCACAGAGCCGTGGGCAGTAGTCGTGGAGGCACGCCGACTCGTCCTTCTTATCGCATGGGCAGGCCGAGCAGTGCCCCGACTCAGGTGATCCGTCCACTCGTTCGCGTCCGGGACGCGGGGGATCGTGCGCAGCCTTCTCGTGCCCGCACGTCTCGCACAGGTCCGTGCGATCACCCTCTGGCATCACGCCTCCCCCACCCTCAGCTTCCGGCGACGTTCGTAGTCCAGTCGTGCGTACACCTGATGGCGTTTCGACCGTGCATGCCGCCCGAGTTGCGCGCCGGTCACACCACCCACACCCGTCTTCAGCACGGCACCACATGGACAGCGGTACTCCTTCAGCGGGTCGCTCATGGTGCCTCCTCGAATGACCCACGCTCAGGCAGCTCGCCACGGGCAGAGTTCGCGAGTCCGCCTCTCCCAGAACAGACCATCACGCGCCCTCTCCACCCGCAGGTACCTCACGAAGTAGCCCGCTGGCTTCTTCGGCCCGCCCGCCGGCAGCTTCTTCACGATACGCAGCCGGTCAGCCGTGCGTGCTTCCTCAGTCGTGAACAGACTTACCTCGGGCTGCACCTCCACCGGCTGACGACACCAGCACTCTGAACTCTCGCAGGCGCGCCCTGGTTCGATGAACTCGGTGAGGTGGTGAAGCTTTCGGGAGTTGCAGGCTCGGCAGAGCGTTTGCAGATTGTCAGCCACGGTCCTGCCGCCCCGCGACTCGGGCTGGATGTGGTCAACCACGAGGAACATCCGGGAGCCACAAGCACGACACCGGAAGTCGTCTCGTACCCACACCTCCCACCTCAACGCATCGGGGACAGCCGTCACGCTCAATCGAACCTCCTGACGCTACCAGTTGACAAGCACCAGTCTAACTCGTACGCTCCACCCTGACAACTACCCACTAGGAGGCGCTAATGGAGTTTCCCGTCAACATCAAGAGCGCGTACGGGCGCGTGCTTCGCTACCCGGCGAACGAGCAGCAGGCTCGCGGGTGGGAGCGCATCACGGGCAAGAAGACCGTCACGGACGACGACCTGCGCGGCCTGGAGCTGCTCGGCTTCAACGTCGTGGAGTCCCTAGCAGTAGAAGGAGATCAGCTATGACCACCACCGCCACGACTGCACGACGCTGCTGGTACTGCTGGACGATGACCACTGAGGCCGTGAAGCGCCCCGCGATCTCGAACGACCGCAAACCCCGATTCCACTGGCACTGCCCACCATGCATGGCCCTGCGCTCGCCGCGCGTCCAGCAGTAGAGGAGCCTCACCCACCATGACCACACCCACCGACGCCCTACGCGATAAGTTCCACGACCACCTAGACGCGTGCCGGCAATGTCGAGATCACCCGATGGCCTTGTGCGCAGTCGGCGCTGAGCTGCTACGGCTGGCGGCTACAGGAGCATCCCAATGACCACTCCCACACCCTCATGCTCCGAGTGTCGGGTCAGGCACCTGAACCTCGCCGGAGTAGGCCATCGCATCGTGTTCTGCCCGCTCCACGAGGCGGCGGCTGACATGCGCGATGCACTCGCGGAGGCTCTGGCGATGTTGGAGCGCGAGGCGTGGGAGGCCAGTTCACTCAGCGACGACAGCGATCTACCAGCGGACGTCGTGCACGTTCTTGCCCGTGCCCGTGCTGCGCTCGACAAGGCCCGTTCCACCACTCCCACCACTTAAAACCGCGTACGGGGCTCCTGTAGCCTCTCACACGCCCTCGGGCTCTACCTACCGAGGGCGTCTCCACGTCCTACAAGCGCATCAGATGTGTTTCCACGTGCGCCTATTGACGACGTGCGACACCGTTGTTTCACCGATCCGAAACCATCGAGCAATGTCTGCGCGCCTTGCGCCCGCTTCGTACAGTCGCCGTATCTCGCGCACTTGAAGTTCGTTGAGACGGGCGCGCAGGCTTGCACTACCGCGAGGCTGATGGTTTCTCCTGTTAGCGTTTTGCGTGGCGCGATCAGCCCAACGGCAATTGCCGGGTTCGTAGTTGCCGTCGTTGTTGATGCGGTCCAGAGACAGGTCGGGTGGCCTCTCGCCCATGTCTTCGAGGAAATTGGTGAAGACCATCCACCGTTCGCAAACGGTGATCCCCCGCCCCCCGTAATTCTGGTATCCGGTCTCTCGTGGATTGCGGCAGCGCGCCAGCATTCCAGCCCAGGTCTTATAGGTCTGCGTGCCGACCCCACCGTGTCGGTACCTCGGCGATTCTGGCCCCTTCGGTTGCGCTTTACGCTGCTTCTCGCGGTACTCGTCAGTCCGGACGTAGACGCCGCGCGGCATTAAATGACCTGACCATTGATCGAGGGCTGGCGCCGGCGGCTCTTGCCCTCCATCCACCGCTCAGTCAGCGCAGCAGAAGATCGCAGCTCCTCCAGGTCAGCCTCAGGCACTCGCCCACATGCCACACACTGACGCTCGTATCCCTCAACCTCCAGCACCCGCAGCACCGTGCCGTTACACCGCTCGCACTTCACGGCTGCACCCGCTCAGGTTGAGAACGCGGACGCAGCGGTACGTCCGCCACGACTCTCCCGTAGCGGAGCAGGCGCGTGTAGTGGCCCTGACACACGCCTCGCGCACGTGACGGCTTGCCGCACCCGGGGACTCGACATACCCGAAGGTCGCGCCAGCAATAGGGGCACACAAGCTCAGCGAGCGGCTTCACGGCTGCGCTCGGCGGTACTCAAACTGCGCTCCCTTGCCTCGCCGCGAGTCCCATTGTTCAAGCGCGCGACGGTCAAGCAGCCCACTCGCCACGGCAGCCTGCACTAGATCTCCACGAGTCCCAACGGGCACGCCCGCCTCGTATCGCGTTTGCCACTCGACCGTGAAATACCTCACCACCTGAGCCTTCGTCGTCACCGTCCGCCCCCTTCCCGATGAATCTCCCCGTGTGCATCCCGGAACGCTCCCGCAGTACCCGACTCCCCAGCTCCAAGCCCACGGGCCACGCTCCGGGACACACACCAGCGCTCCATCTCAGGGCGTCTCCATCACGAACGGCCCCGCCCAGCACGCATCCGGCATGAGCGCGCACCTCCAGTACGAGAGCCCCGGCGGAAGCGCCGTCTGCGCCCACTCGAAACGGATCACCGTGTCGCGCCCGCACTCAGGGCAACGCTTCGTGATCACCGATGACCGCGCCGTCGTCCGCACGAACACGGCTCCGCCAGCACCCCTGAACGCCACTGCGCCCACCCCGAGATCACCGCGATCGCGATCCCCACGATCAGCACCACGTCTCCCGTAGCAACCTCACCGGGCATGGTGCTCCGCTCGGAGCGCTTGAACGCACGCCTTCGCCACTGCCTCGGGCACGGTTGCCGCACTGGACGCCGCCACATGCACGGCTTCTCGCGGCCGAAGCACATCAACCTGACACTGACGGTCAGGCTTCACCGCGATCAAGACAGCCCACCCGCCTTCGCGCATGACCTCCAGCACTCTCCCGCAGCCTTCCCACGTGCCGGCGAAGGCCGGCGTGAAGTCGTGGGTCCACATCTCCCCGGACGGCATGCGCCACCCCGGATTCATCCCGCCGTCCACGTCCTCCCACTCGTCACGCGTCCAGCCGAGCAGCCGTTCCGCGATCTCTCGATTGAGCGCATCGTGTTCCTCGCTCGCCATTACTCCCCCTCGCTCGTGATCTCCAGGAAGTCCTCAAGCCGCATGAGCACGTACCGCTCGTTGTCCCGGCGCCCCGGCCGGTGTTCCTCCATCGTCACCAGCGGCGTCCGCCCCGTCGTCAGCGCTGCTGCCACCGCTTGCTCGACCGCCTCGTGCAGCCGTCCAGAGAGCAGCCGCTGGCCGTACTTGTGCTCGATGGCGTAGAGCTCGTGAGCAATGTCCGGTGCATCCCCGCGCTGCCGGCCGGTGATCGGGACGCGTACCCCACCGAGCGCAACTGCCATCCGACGTTCGCTCTCCTTCCACGTCCCGCGAGCGGTCACCGCCCCCTCCGCTCGTCCCGCTCCCGCCGCGCCGCCGTTACCTCGTGCCGCAGCCTCACGGGCTCCTCCGGATACGGATGCCAGCGCATCAGACCGTCCTTGCGCACGACTCGCCACGCCCCGCAATGCGGGCACTGGCCGAACTTCCCTTCGACCGCTACCGGCTTCTCGCTGGAGCCCTCACATACCTCCGCCACGACATACCCCGTCCTCGGGCTCATGCCGCAGCCTCACGGATCAACCAGCACGCCCCGCAGTACCCGATCGTCCACCACACCACACCGGGCGGTGGCACGTCCCGCGTGTCAGCTCGTGGCGCGGGCGTCGTCCACGTGCGCGTCGCTTCTGCCCCGCACTTGCAGCACTTCATCAGAACGGGGCTGCGTCGTCGTCAGGCGGAGGGCCGTCGCCGGGATCGCCCGGGATCGCCTGCACGGGTGCCAGGTACTTCGCGATGTAGAACTTCGGCGCGTTCAGCTTGGGGTCCGGCTTCTCGCCGTCACCCGTGTACCGCACGAACAGCCGCCCATCGATAGCGATCCCACGCGCTCCGGCCTTCGCCACCGCGTCCTTGACCGCCTTCTGCATGTTTCCCTTGATGTACAGCGTCCGCATGCCGTCGTCGTCGGCGTCCTCTTGAAGGTTCGTGTGGATCGTGACCACGAGCTGCATGCGCGGGTTGCCGTCGTTCCACAGCAGCGGCTGGCCCGACTTGAAGTCCGTCTGCTGGCGCATCTCGTACGACACGATGTAACCGTCGTACTCCGTCCCGATGTCAGGGAAGGTCGCCGACCGTCCACCAGCCCCCATGAGAAATGCGTTCGGATCGTTCGTCATCGTTCCCCTCCCTCAGCCACCCGTGACCACACGGAGCGGCTTCTTCGCTTGCTTGGCGAGGTCTATCGAGTGCTGCGTCCCGCGCGATTCCCTCCACTGGAAGGCGATCACGAGGTCGGCCGCGTCCACGATCTGCATGTTGCGGCGGAACCCCGCCGAATTGCCGTAGCGGTTCCAGTCAGGCTTGAAGATGAGCGTTTCGTGACCGTGATCTCTCGCCCATTCCTCCGCCCATGTGTCCACGCCGCGCGCACCGCCCGAGACGATCGTGATCGGTTCGTTGAATGGCACGAGATGGTCAACAAAGAGCGTCAGCTTCTCCTTCACGATCCCGCTGTTCGGCCAGTCACGAGACCCAACCACCGCGATGTTCACCGCCGGTCAGTCCTCAAACCTTGATGCGCTCGGCTCACGTGCTGCGAACCGTTCCTCCACCACCGCTGCCGCCCCCTCCGGGTCGCTCAGCGCTTCGTCCTGTGCCTTCACCTGATTGCAGTGAGCGCAGTCGTCGTCCGTATGCGGCTCCACGTGCGCCTTCGGTCCCACGTACTTCTTCGCCAGCTTCTTCTGTGCCGCCGACCGCGCCTCGTTGCGCTCATTCGCCTTCGCCGCCTGCTTCTCTTTCTCCGCGTCGATGGACTTCTGCATGTCTGCCAGCAACTTCGGATCTGAACCGTCTTCCAGGTATGGCTCGGCATCTCCCACGAGCCCCGCAATCCGCGCGTCCGCGAGGCGCGCGGTGATCTCGCCGAGATCCACGTACGTCGCCACCAGCTCCGGCAGCGGTGTCCCCACCTTGTTCGCCCGCGCCAGCAGCGCGTACTCGTACCGTTGCCGCTCGTGGCTCGCCCGACTGCGCAGCGACTCAACCTCGGCCAGCTCCCGCCTCAGCGGAGCAATCGCAGCCAGCGTCGCCGCGCTGCGCACCGAATGGCCGTGCTGTGCCTCTTGCTCCTGCGTCACGTTCGCGATGTGCCACGCCAGTTCCGCGATCAGGTCGTCCATCTCCTTGATCTGCGTGTCCAACTCGCCGATCTCAGTCAGGGTGTTGCGGATAGAAACCTCACTGGTCACAGCTTCACCACCAGCCTTGCGCGCGCTCGCGTCGCTTCTGCGCCAGCACGGACTCGCGTCGCCACGACCCTTGCCAGCGTGCACGCCTGCCGTACTTCCGGTGCAGCGTGCCCATCGTCTCGATGTTGTCCGTGCAGATGCCGGGCCAGATGTCGTGCCACGCCACGTCGAAGGTCGTACCGCGCGGCCACTGAATCGTCAGCGCATCGGCCTCGTGGATCACGAGTTCGACCCCGAGTTCGCGCGCCATCTGCTCGTAATGAGGCGCGACCAGCGCGATCACGTCAGCGGCGATCTCCACCACGTCCACGCGCTCAACCGCAGAGGCTCGCAGCACAGCCTGTAGCACCACACCGATGCCAAGCCCGTTGACGAGCACGCGCCCACCAATCTTCTCGGCCTTCTTGATCGGCTCCATGTGGTCGATGATCTCGCTCGGGGTGTCGCTCATCCAGAGCGTGCCGCCCGAGTAGATGCGAGCCCATGTGCCTTCCGGGACCGTGCGCATCCCGGACATCGCCAGCCGCATGTTCGTGAGGTTGTGCGCGTCCGCGATCGTGAACCGCTCCACGACCGTGCACCCAGCCTCGCCCTCGGGGACCGTCACCTTGTACGGCTCCCACCACCGTCGCTCAGTCATGCCACCCTCCCGTGTTCGAAGCAGATCGCCGGCCGCTCCAGTTGCACCGCTCGCTCGCAGCACTCGGGACGATCGGCCTCGTCCAGCAGATCGTCCGCGCGCTGGCTCAGGCACGAGAGTTCCGCGGCCCCGCTGTAGTCCCCGGTGCGTTCCGCGTACTTCACCACTTCCGCACTCGCCCACGCCGACAACTTCTCCAGCACCTCGCGCTGATCGAGTTCATGCAGATCGCACTCGCAACGGCTCACGTCGCCCACCTTCCGCAGCGTGCGCAACGCTGTGGTTGCCGCCGCTGCTTTCGCTTCGCCCCAGCCCCTCGGGGATGACGCCCGAGCGCGCACTTGAACAGCGCCCACGGGCTCACGCTGCCTCCATCCGCGCCATTACCAGACCCTCCACCGCGTACCGCACCGCCTGCGCCACGCTCCGCGCCGCGAACACCACCGGCGCCACCACCACCCGAGGGTCTACCGCCAGCGCCATCAGGTCCGCAGGGAGCGCGTCGAAGATCGCCTCCACCGCTGCCCCGTACTCGTCGTCGTCCTCGATCTCGCCGTACGACCGCCACTGCTCCACTGCGCTGTCCAGGATCGCGTCCAACGTCACGAGGGCACCGCCTCGGTCTCGGCGGCTGCCTTCTCGCGCCAGTCGGGGTCGTACTTGAGCGTGAGTTGCGTGGTCTGGTTCGCGAACCTTTGCTCGTAGGAGACGTACCAACCGCCGCACAGGACGATGCGCCAGCCGTCGTGAATCTCAACGCGGTCGGTCTCCCCGCTAACCACGTCCTCGATCGCGAGCCGCACGAGCACTGCGCCGCGCTCAGGAATGCTCCTGCCGGCCGGCGTGTGCTGCGCTACCTGTTCCGTTGCCATCGCTTCACCCCTTCCCCTCAACCGCTGGCTTCTGCCGTTCGAGCCACGTGATCGCGCACGCCTCAGAGCACGCTGCCACGAGGAAGAAACCGTTCCCGAAGATGTGGATGTGGAGTGCTGGATCGCAC